AACAGGGGCGACACTGCACCAGAAGAAAAAACGGGAATGCCGAAGATGATTGAAACACTGTTCAAGCGTTTCAGGATTTTAAACACTTTGGGTTGACATTATGTCCAGACGAAAAGTCGCACACAGACCGTTGAAACAATATGCGGGCGGGGACATGAACAAAAGAATCAAGATTCATGTCCGTTCACTGAAAGCACCAGACTATGATTCCCCGTCAATGAAACAGAACTATGACGCAGGACTTTCAGTGTGGGCGTCTGTGTTCACACTTGGTTTTCAGGGTGCGGGACAAAAGTTGTTTGACGACGTGGATGTCGGGGATCAACCGACGAACAAATTTGTGATCAGATACAGACCGAACATCACGAAGGAAAACGTGGTTTCGTGGCGTGGTAATTATTATAAACTTGTAAAATGCATTGACCCAGAAGAACGAAACGAATGGTGGGAACTGTTCGGGAAGTTGTTGGGCGACAAAACAAAGAAGGCGAACACATGATCATTTCAGTGACGACATCAAAGCGTGTCAAACAGACGATGCGGAACATCTATCACGGAAACATCAAGGGTGTCCAGATAGGAATTCGTCATGGTCTGTTTGAAATGGGTCGTGAAAACGTCAAGCATGTTCGCAAATTGATTCGTGACAAAAACAAGAACGGTCGAATCTATATGTTCAGGGGAAGACCGCATCAAGCGTCTGCGCCGGATGAAGCGCCCGCAAACATGACGGGGAATCTTGCGAAGTCTTCTGACTATGATGTCAGGGGTCACGTTGAAATGACATTCGGTGAACGTGCTTTTTATGCTGATTTTTTAGACAAGGGAACAACAAAGATGAAACCCCGTCCGCATCTGAAACGAACGGTTGATGAACGGGGCGAACAGAATGCATCGATCTTGATGGAATCGGTGAACACATCAATTCATAAACGTGCGGGGAAAAGTCTGTGAGATTAAAAGACATCGTCAATCAACTGGGTCTGATCCTGCCGAAATACACGGACAGGTTCAGCACGTTGATATCAATTACAAGTATCAATGCGTCTGGTGGTGTTGCAACCATCGTCACAGATGATGTGCACGGACTGGTGACAGGGAATGCAGTGACGTTGTCAAATGTCAACACCCGCACACCGATTGATGCCGTTTCACAGGATGGATTGATGTTCACGTTCGAAACGTCTTCTGATCATGATCTGACATTCGGATGGTTCGATCAGGTCACTGTCGCACTTGAAGGATTCACAGACGGCGACTGGAACGATTCGTTCACCCTTCTGGATGTCCAGAATCGTGAAACATTCAAGGTCAGGTCGACGAATTCACTTCCGTCACTGAACGGCAACGAAAAACTTCTGGAAAACAGGATCGACGGTGTGAACGGCAGATATTCCGTCACTGTAATTGACACAACCACGTTCACGATCACGGGCACATTCAATGATGGTGTCTACACTGGCGGAACGGTCAGTGGAAACGTCAGGGTTGCGGGCACGGTTGACGTCGAACGTGCGATTCAGGAATATACAAAGCAGGAAACAAATGATCTGTGGATGTTTGTCGGGATGCACGATGTTGAAACATCAAAAAATCGGGAAGCATTGTCGGACGCAATTGCGACACCGACAACAGGCGAAGACATCAGGTTGCGCCTGATCGACGGGTTCACCCTGTTCATTTGTGTGAATGTATCAGATGAAATTGCGGGTGCAGTAGCAGTCGACGTCGTGCGTGACGAATTGTTGTCCCCTATATTGAACAGCGTTTTCGGGGTTAAGTTCAACAACAATCTGTCGGCAAGTCCTGATTTCCGATCTGTCCCGAAGGGACACGGGTTGATTTCTTATGATCGGGCGGTTCTGGTTTATGCATATGAATTTGAAGTTTCAATGGACATTGTCGAAGCGGATGCAGTTGCACCACTTGACACCCGTGCATTTCGTGATGTGGACTACACGCACGAACTGGGAACGGATGACACTGACGATGCAGAAGTCACGATTCCACTTGATGATGAAATCATTGTGACGTGAATTTATAAAAAAGGAAAAATAAAATGATGAAAAATTACAAAAACAAACAGTTGCAAATTGATGTTGATGGTGTTCTGGGGCACAAAGCAGGAATAGTCATCAATATCAAAACAGACAAAAAAGGAATCCCATTGAACGCAGATGTGCGAAGACATTTGCGGGATGCGAAGTTTGACAATGGTTGTCAAATCATGAAAGCAGGGAAGAAAAAAACCACAACGGACAAGGGGGAAAAATAAATGACTGCTATTTTAAAACCGAAACAGCAATGGTCAATCATCCCTGCTTCACTTCTTGCAGGGGTAGCAGGACAGAACGTGTTGATCGTGGGACAGATGTTGCCCGCAGGAACAGCAACCGCAGATGCGCTGTTGACTGAATTGACAAACGACACATCAGTGAACAATGCGTTGTTCGGAAGAACATCACACATTGCGGGAATGGTCAGAAATTTCAAACGTGAAAACGGAATCAGTCGCCTTGATGCGATTCCGCTTGCCGATGATGGTGGTGCGACGCAGGGAACTGCGGTCATTGCTTTTGTCGGGGGCGGGGGTGCGGGTGAAGCAGGAACACTGACCGTTGCAATCGGGTCTGAAAATGATCATCAGTATGAAATCGATGTGGAAGACGCCGACACCATCACGGAAATCGGTGACAAACTGGTTGCCTTGACTGATGCAGACCTTGACGCACCGTTCACGGGTGTCAATGCGGCAGGGACGGTCACATATACGGCGGAAAACGGCGGGACACTGTGCAACGACTGGGACATTCGTGTGTCAGGAAGCGTTTCAGGGATCACGATCACACTGACAGGATGGACAGGTGGTGCAACCGATCCGTCACTGACCGGCATTCTGGATGTGATTGGAAATATCAGATATCAAACAATCATATGGGCGTCTGCGTATTCACTTGCAACAGTTCAAACCCTGCTTGATGCACGCTTCAATGCAGACAATCAGATTCTGGACGGCGTTGCAATCCAGTTGAAAAAAGGAACATCCACGGAAGTCAAAGCATATGCGGATCAGAACAGTCAGTCCGTTGTCGTGGTTGCGAACAAAACCATTTCTGAAACCGACCGCAAAGGAACTGCCGTTCCTGAAATGCCCGACACACTTGCATCACAGATCGGTGCAATCAGGGCACTGCGCAGGACAGAAGGTGCAAGTTTGACGCAGTATCTGACGACCGTTGCACCGAAGGATCAGTTCGGCGGAATCGCACAGGCATCACTTCCTTATTTCAACACCGCACTTCCGAATTGTGCGCCCGCACTTGAACAGGACATGTTCACGGAAACGGAACAGAATTCAATGGAAGCAAGCGGGGTGTCAATGATCGGTTCAAACCGTGCGTTCAATGCCTGTATATTCGGCGCATTCGTGACAACTTATCTGACCGACACTGCGGGGAATCCTGATCTGTCATATAAGTATTTGAACACGGTTGACACAATATCTGTGATCCGTGAATTCTTTTATGAAAATTTCCGTTCGAATTATGCGCAGACCAGATTGACCGACGGTGATCTGGTTCAGAGTTATGACATGGCGAACGCAGGAAGCATTCGTGCGTTTTCGAATGAACTGTATGATGAACTTGCGGATGATGTTCTGGTTCAGAAGGGACGTGTTGCGAAACAGGATTTCAATGACAACATGTCTGTGGAAACTGAAATCAGCACAGGGACGGCACTTGTCGACATCGCACCACTTCTGGTGACGCAGTTGCGTGTTGTACTGGGAACGATTCAGGTCAATTTCAGTTCATGATCTGACTTGATAAAAGAAACTATATTTTTTTAAAAATAAAAATGAAGGGGGAAGATCATGTCTGATCAATTAGGTGCACCGACCATTCAAATCAACAACGTGACAGTTGCGGTCAAACCGAACAGTGTTTCATATACGAAGGGATACGGCGACAAGAATTTTCGTTCTGAATCGACGGGTGGTGATGAAGTTGATGTCATCATGACGGAAGACGCCGAAACAAAGAAGTCAATGTTCAAAGCAACATTCATCATGAAAAAATCACTGGATGCAACCCTTGACGCATGGCAGGACAACGGAAATGCAAATTCAATCCTGATGTCACAGGGTGACTTTTCAATCCCGTTTCGCAAAATGGGTGTTGTCGGTGATCCCGAACGTAACACTGGCGCAGACGGTGAAGTCGAAGTCGAATTCTGCGGACTACCTGTCAGATAGCAACTGACGTTTCGGACAATTCGGGCGGGCGGGTGTTCCCGTCTGCCCGTTTAATAATAACGGCACGAAAAAAAAGGGCACGAACCCGAAGGAAAACACGTCATGAAAGAACCGATGGTTTTTAAATTATCAAAGAACTTGTCATATGGAAAAGAAGGCGACTTCGAAGAAACAGGGGAAGTCACGATCGATGCGCCGTCAATGAAATGTTTCGCACAATTGAATCGACTGTCGCAACTGGCAATGCACGCAATTTCAGACAACAATCATCGAAGTGCAAAAATGCGTGCAGAACTGGGACTCAAAGAACTTCCCGAAGTTGATGAATCTGATGACGCCGAAGACGACATGAAACCGGATGTTGCGAAGATCATTTTGATGTCTTCCACAACAGTTGATTTCAATGACGTTGTTGCAGAGTTCAAAAACATTTTGAAGGTTTCTGGATGGGTCGGTGAAAAAACAAAATTCCCGATTGATCTTTTTAATCAGCTTGAAATTGAAGACATTCAGGACATGGTCAGTGGGTACATTTCAAATTTTATTTATCCGTCAATCTTGTAGGTTCAGGAGATTTGACGGAAGAACAACTGTTCAAAAAAATCGTTCAGGTCTGTGCATGGATGAACGGTTCTGTGCAGTATGAACTTGCAAAGGAATATCCGATCGAAGAAATTTTCGATCTGTTGATTGAAGCAAACACGATCAACACGGAAATCAAAAACGCAACCGCAACAGGGGCGGAAAAATAATGTCATATAAAATTTCATATGTTTATAGCATTATCGACAAATATTCCGTCCCGCTTGCACGCATAGCACGCAAGACAAAAGCGTTCGAACGGCAGATGCAAGTGACGAACGCATCACTGCGGATGTTCGCAACCACGACAAAAGTTTCAAAAAAATCCCTTGACAAATATTCAAAAGGACTGACGACTGCCGCCGCAAAAAAATTCACTTATGGTCAAGCAGTCGATGCGACGAATCGAAAAATCACAGAGTCCGCAAACAAATTCGGCAAACTGAAACGGAAGGTTGACAGCACTTCCCGATCATACGAAAAGTTCAACAATAAAGTAAAAGCGGCGGCGGCATCCCTGACAAGACGACTTGCAATGTCCATGACTGCAATCGGCATCGCATCCTTGAAAATGTCAATGGACATGAACAAAGGAATGGCAAATGTCGCAACCCTGATCCCGAAGGCAACTGAACGGATTGTCTCATTGAAAACCGAAGTTCAAAAAATGGCAATTGAAACAGGGACGTCAACAACTGTCATGTCTGGTGGATTGTATCAGGTCATTTCTGCATTCGGTGATACCGCAGATACAACAAAAATTCTGGAAATAAATGCAAAGGCGGCAAAGGCGGGTATCGCATCAGTTACAGATTCCGTGAATTTAACATCCGCCGTAATGAAGGGATACAACGTCGTTAATGCGGAAGGTGCGCAAAAAGCGTCTGACCTTGCATTTCAAACGGTCAAACTGGGACAGACGACATTCCCTGAACTTGCGTCATCAATGGGTCGTGTGATTCCACTTGCAGGACAACTGGGAATGACACAGGAAGAACTATTCGCAAGTTTTGCAACCCTGACAGGTGTGACAGGTAATGCGGCGGAAGTCAGCACGCAAATGGCGGGTGCGTTGCGTGCGATGATGAAACCGACCGACAACATGAAAAAAGCAATCAAATATCTGGGATATGATTCTGCGAAGGCGTTAGTTTCTGAAAAAGGTCTGATCCCGACAATGCAAGCACTGGTCGACATCACGGGCGGAAGTGAAGAAAAACTGACATCAATGTTCGGACGCATGGAACCGTTGGTCGCATTGTTTTCCCTGACAGGATCACAGGCGGACACGTTCACGCAGAAAATGAAGAAGATGGGTGAAGCCGCAGGGGCGACAGATGAAGCATTCAAAGTCCAGACACAGGGAATCAACAGGGCGGGATTCAAATGGGATCAGTTCAAAATAAAACTGATGGTCGGTGCACAACAAATCGGTGACAGACTGATCCCGACATTTGAGCGAATCCTGGGATCTGCGGAAGACACTGCACTTTCAATCGAAGGAATCGCAGATTCAATTGAAATAATGTTGAAACCGTTGGAAGGGATCATCTGGATTGCAAAAAAATCGCAGGACTTTGGGGAGAGTCAAGCGAAACTTCATGAAAAAAATATACAAAAATTTAGAATTGAATCATCACAATATTATAAAAGATATTCAGTTATGAAAGACGTCGAAGGTGTTGCGGGTATGGGTGCAAAACCGTTGCCGGACTTCATGATGGGTCGGGGATTAAAAGAATTGCCCGATTTCTTGAAGGATCGGGGATCAAAACCGTTGCCCGATTCCATGATGGACAGGGGTGCAACTGAAAATCCGATGGTCGGTCGTCAACAAACACTTGCAGGAATTATCAGTGGAGAAATTAAAGTCGGTGCGGAATTTCCCGCAACCGTTGAAAGTGCAGAAATGGAAACAAGCGGGTTCGACGGGAATCTGGGTTTGAATATGGGGTCATTGTAATGACAAGCGTTTTCACAGAAATGCAGTCTGCGTCGTTTCGGGGCGTGCCGTTTTTGATGGAAAAAGAATCAAAGACAGGCGGGGCACGGGGCGTCGTTCACGAATATCCAGACAGCACAAAACGGGATGTTGAAAGCATCGGTGAAATCCCCCCGACTTTTCAGATGGACTGTGTCATTCATGGTGACAATGCAATCGACGATCGCATTGCGTTTGAAACAGCACTGAACGATCAGACGATCGGGACACTGGTGCATCCGATATATGGTGAAGTCGATGTCAAGGTTCTTGCACCGTACACCGTCGCATCAAATCCGACTGCAATCGGCGAATTCAGATTCAATGTCAAGTTTGCAACAACACGCAAAAAACGAACGTCCGCAGACACTGCGGTTGATGCGGGTCAAGTTTCTGCGGATGCAAACATGGCAACATCGGCAGTGAATGACGCACTGGAAGATTCATACAAAGACCCGTCGTTCGCAGATTCACTGACGGCGGCGGCAGACAAAATCACGTCCGTCACACAGGCGGTCAACAAACAGATCGTGAAGGTGGTTGAACCCATCCAGAAGAACGTCGCATCGTTCAACAGGGTAGTTAATGCAATTGATTCGGGCGCATTGACTATCATGTCACAGGCATTCACTGTCAAACAGACGGTCGAAGATTTGTTCGATGGGTTTCGAAATCTGACGGAACTTCCACAGGATTTGACCGAATCGTGGAAGTCATTGACTGATTTTAATTTGTTCAGGGATGCACCGTCGACAAACACCACAAAACAGGCAGAGATTGCGAACAACACCCGCAATCTGGACACGACCGCACGACTGAACGCACTTGCGTTTGCGTTTGAGTCGTTCGCATATACAGATTTTGAAACAGATGTTGAAATAAATGACGCACGCAAATTTCTTGATGAAAAATTTTCTGATCTGATATCACGGACGGGTCAGGATGTCAGGGAAGGATCAGTCATCGATCCTGAAACGGGCGACACGGTGACGGGGACGATTCCAATTCCTGCACTAGAAACGACATCGGCGTCAACATATGTCGACGTGAAGGACATTGCGGGTGATTCAAATGTTCGATCAGCATTTGCGACACTGCGTGTGAATACGTTCAGCGTTCTGGACACGAAGGAACAGAATGTGTTCAGGATCAAAGACGTCAATGTCTACAAGTCGTCAATGCCTTTGTTGACATATCAATATTTTGGAGACATGGAAAATCTGACAGCACTGGAAAACCTGAACCCTTCAAAGAATCATGCGTGCGTGAAGGGTGAAACGAAGATGGTGACAGAATGAGTTTATCAATAAGAGTCAACGGAAAACCGTTCACACATTTTCAAAACGCAACCGTGATGCGTTCCATTGAAAGTCTGTGCGGTCGTTTCACGTTGACATCATCGGCGGACGACAACGAACTGTTTCCAGTCCTTGCCGGTGATGCAGTCGAAATCCTTGCGGATGACGTGACGATCCTGACAGGATTTGTTGACAAGTCGGGGGGATCATATGATGACAAATCACATCAGATCACCGTCAACGGACGTGACAGACTTTCAGACCTTGTCGACAGCACGGTTGCGAGGGCAGTTGAATTTTCCCCGAACATCGGACTGGAATCAATCGTCAAACACGTTCTGCGTGATCTGGGAATTGATGTCGAAGTCATAAACAATGCAGGAAAGATTGAAAATTTCACCGAAACAGAAATTCAATCCGAAGGGATCGGGCAAAATGCATTTCAGTTCCTTGAATCGCTTGCACGAAAACGTCAGGTTCTACTGACATCTGATTTCAAAAGTAACATTGTCTTGATCCGTGGCAATACAGGAAAAATCAAAACGCCCCTGAAACATATCAAAGGCGGACAACGCACTGGACAACGTGGAAGACTGACGACAAGTGGTGACGACAACAACATCAAGTCCGCACAATGGGACTATGATCTGTCAAACCGTTTCAACAAATACACTGTTCAGGCGCAACTTGTCACGACTTTTTTGGGTGCGGGAACAACGCCGGAAGACGCTGTGACGCAATCGGGATCGGCAACTGATGACCAGATCAGAAAAACCCGTGTTCTGGAAATCAATTCCGAAGAAAATGCGGACGCATCAACTGCGGGTCTGCGTGCAATCTGGGAAGCAAACATTCGCAGAGCACGTTCTTTTTCATATTTCTGCACCGTGCAGGGTCATTCGGTTGACGGCGCACCGTGGGATTTCAACAAACTGGTTCACGTTTCAGATGTCTTCGCCGATTTAAGTTCAGAATTTTTAATAAAACAGGTTGATTTTTCATATAATAAAACGAAGGGAAGTTCTTCAAAAATAGGTATCACATATAAAGATGCATTCACATTGCAAGCGGAACAGGATGCACGGGAATCATCACAGGGTGATCAAGGGGATAGTTTTTTCGTATGAACCAGACTTTCAACATAATTGCGACAATTAAAAAATGCACACAGATGATCAAACAGGCGTTTGTTTCAAAGGTGTCTGATGATTCGTCTGCATATCCGCAAGTGCAAGTCACGCACAACGGGAAGACTGGTGATGCAATACGGTTTTCACCATATGGTCTTTTTTCAAATGCGCCTGATGGAAGTTTTGTTTTATTATTAAATATTAACGGACAGGAATCAGTCAAGTTCGCAATCCCTGCATCGACAATAAATCGATATAAGAATGCGAAGAAAGGTGAATGCGGACTGTATAATGAATTGACGAAAAGTTTTGTCTTGATGCATGAAGATGGTTCGATTCATGTTGATTCAAAAAAAGATTTGAACATCGATGTGGTCGGGAATGTGAATGCGAACATCGGCGGAAATCTGGATGCAAAGATCGAAGGGACTGCAACTGTTGAGTCGGTCGGGGTCATGACGCTGAAAGCTCCGACCATCAAACTTGAAGGTGCGATTCAGCTTCTGGGATCAGTCATAGGAAATGCAACTGGAAATTCAATCAATGCACCAGACGGATTGAAAACTGGATCACTTGACTGGGAAACACATTATCACGCACAGGGAAATGATGACGACGGCGATGTCGAACAGGACACAGGACAACCACAATCATGATTGATGTAAAATTAATAATTGATAGTGAAGGACGATTCGACATTTCGTTCACAGAAGGCGACTTCACACTGGAAGATGGTTTTGACACTGCGCTGTATGTTTCTTTATTTACAGACGCCCGTGCGCCCGCAAACCTTGTCCCAGTTCCTGAACATCGACGGGGATGGATGGGTGACATCGTCAGTCCCGTGGAAGGTCGTTCACTGGGGGGTCTGTTGTGGTTAGTTGATCAAAGACGACTGACGCAGGACACGTTGAATGATTCGGTTTCCTATGCACGCAAATCAGTGAAATGGTTTGTGGAAGATAAATGGTTGAACGGAATCGACGTCAGTGGTATAATTGTTCCACGTTCGGGGATTCGATTGTTCGTTGTTCCGACAGCACTGAACGGGCAGGTTGAAACAACAAGAACGCTCGATCTGTGGAAATTAACAGGGAATTAAAAAATGACTTTACCGTATAAGACACAGCAACAGATCACTGATCGGGTTCGGGGCGACATCGGTGCAATTGACGGTCTTGACCCGACATTGTTTGCAACATTCATCAGACCCCTTGCGGAATCAGGCGGAAACAGAAGTTTTGATCTTCAAGAACTTATCAGGCTACTTGAAAAAATGTCGTTCCCCCAGACTGCGATTGATACATATCTTGATCTGTGGTTGTCATATGAAGGACTGACGGGTGATCCCGCAACTGGAAGTGAAGGTGCAATCACACTTGAAGGAACGATCGGGAAGACACTTGATGCAGATGACGAACTGAATTCGGAAGACAGTGTGGTCTATGCATTGACGGCGGGCGTCACGTTTGCAAATCAATTGATCAATGTCACCAGTCTGACCAGATCAGGAACGACGGTCACGGCAACAACACCGTCGGCGCATAGCCTTGCGACAGGAATTGATATCGACATTCTGGGTGCAGTTGAAACCGACTATAATGGAACATATGAAATCATCGTGTTGTCTGCAACGACATTCACATATGAAATCACAACAACACCGACAACCCCTGCAACTGGAACAATCACGGCAGATTTTGACGGGGCGTTCGGGGAAGTTGTTTCGACGGTCGTGAATGATTCTAAAAATGATGTCAATGTCAATCTGGATAGTGGTGCAAAACTGACACTGTCAATTCCCGTGATCGGCATTGAATCAACTGCACGGGTTCAGTTCACAGGGATCACAGGCGGTGCGGACGCTGAATCAAATGAATCGAAGTTCAGTCGATTGATGCAGTCACGCACGAATCCTGTTGCGAATTTCAATCCCACTGCAATCACAAAAGAATGTTTGAAGGTTTCAGGCGTCACACGGGTGAAGGTGAAAAGAATCACACCATATGTCGGCGCAGTCACGATCCTGTTTGTCAGAGACAATGACAGCAACATCATTCCCGACGGCGGGGAAGTGCAGGACGTCAGGGATGTTCTTCTGGAAATTCTGCCCGCACAATCGTCAGAAGACGATCTATTTGTCACTGCGCCGACACCAGTTTCAACGAATTATGATTTCGCATCCATCAGTCCAGACACGCCGACAATGCGGGAAGCAGTTGACGCAAGTCTTGATGCATTTTACAGGGACAGTGTGACATTCGAACAGGACATCACGGAAGACAAATATCGCAGTGCAATCATTGACACGGTTGATCCTGAAACGGGTGAAATTTTACAATCGTTCACACTTAATTTACCATCTGGGGACATTCCCGTCACAACAAATGAAATCGGAATCAAAGGGACGGTGACATTCGCATGATGAATCGGTTTGACATATCAAAAGAAGACAGTGCATTTTTGCTTGCGTCCCATCTTCCGAAGGGCAGAGTCTGGGAAGGCGGGTTTGATTCGTCAAAGAACTTCGGAATGTTGGTCGGCGCAATGGCTGTTGAATATTATCGGTTGACGGTTCTGTGCGAAACCCTGTCGAACGAACTGAACATTCGAAAAACAACCGATCTTCTTCCCGAATGGGAAAAGTCGGTCGCAATTCCGAACGACTACTTTTCAAACACAGAATCGATTGAACGACGCCGTGCACAGATTGAACAACTGTTTTCAAACTTCGGGGGCGTTCAAACGGCGGATGATCTGGTTCGGGTTGCATTGTTCTTCGGTTTTGATATAACAGTGACTGCGGGAAGTGATTTTGATGAAACACCAGAAGTTTTCCCGCTGACGTTTCCACTGCCTTTTTCAAAAAGCAGAAGGGAAACCGGACACACAATATATGTTCATATAATCGGTCAGGTTTTGGAAGGGACAGTCTTTCCACTTCCTTTTCCGATTCCATTTGAAACACAGGCTGAACATTTTTTGCGGTTGATATTTGAAATTTTAATTCCCGCAAATGTTCAATTGATTTTTTATTAAGGGGGAAATATGCGAGATATACAAACAAAAACTGACGGCGTGTCAACGCTTCCTGCGAGTCAGTACAATGCAAACCTTTTGAACGAACTTCAAAACGCAGTTGAATCCGTGGGAATCACACTTGATCCCGAAGGGGGCGCAGACACGAATCTGTTCATGTTAGCACAAACCCTTGCGACTTATGCGTTAGACGGTGGATTTTATCAGGATTCAGGGACTGCGAACACATACGTTCTGTCAAAAATCATTGCAACATTCAAATCACCAGAAGACTATTTCAACGGAATGTCTGTGTCGTTCGTTGTGGGAAACACAAACACAGGTGTGTCCACGATCAATGTCGCTGGACTGGGTGCTAAATCTTTAAAAAGTGCGGGCAGTCTTGCGCTGAAACTGGGTGATCTGCCGAAGGGCGCAGTCGTATCCGCAAGATACAATGGAACGGACTTCATCATTGAAAGCGTTGCAAGACCACAGACATCGGGTGACAATCTGTTGCTGAATTCAAAATTCAATATCAATCAACGTGAAGTTTCGGGGGCGGTTGTTTTGGGTGCTGGCGTTTATGGTCACGATCGATGGAAGGGTGGTTCGGGTGGTTGTTCATATACGTTTGCGCAAGCACTGGGGGTCACTACTATCACAATATCGGCGGGAACACTTGTTCAAGAGGTTGACGGGGACAATGTTATTTCAGGTGATCACGTTTTGAGTTGGACAGGAACAGCACAGGCGCAAGTTGACGGGGGTGGTTATGGCGACACGGGCGAAGTCGTTGAAACGCTTGTCGGCGGAACAAACGCAGTCATTGAATTCGGGACTGGAACTGTTTTAAAAACACAGCTTGAATTCGGGACAATTCCATCATCATTTAAAAATTTATCGGGCGAAATCGATCTTGATAAATGTCAGGATTATTTCGAAAGAATCAAGGCCGATGTTAATCAAATTTCATTTGGTGTGGGACAGACAAGAATTTCAACCATCGGTGACGTTAACATCAGTTATAGTGAAAAGCGAATCATACCATCTGTGTCATTGTCAAGCACTGCATCTGAATTTGCTATTTTTCACAGGCAGACACACACAGCATGCACGAATACAAGCGTCGTCGGAGGTTCAGTTGGGCGCAAGTCTTGTCGGGTTACTGGCACAACTGCGAGTGTATTGACTGCGGGTGAGGGTGTGCAACTTACTGCAAATACTACAACAAATCCATATATCGACATTGATGCAGAAATTTAAGGGGGGGGGATTTTATAATGGTAAAAAAATATAAAAAAATGCCTGACGGCATGATCAAAGACATTGAAACAAATACGTTTTTTTCAGAAGGCAACAATAATATTGCGTCGAAGCAATATGAAAAATGGAAGGCAGACGGAAACACGCCGTCGCCCGCACAGACAGCAACTGAAAAGACGAAGGAAAAAAACACAAACATTCTGAACATTCAGTTTGAAATTGTCGAATGTGTTCTTCGGAAAAACTGTGCGAAGGATGAAGGGTTCACCGATGTTGAAACAAACTTTGACAACAGGATCACTGCACTGCGGGAAAAACTGGCGGACTTGGTATGATAGCAGAATTCTTTCTTTGCGCATTTGTGTTCGCCCTGTTGAATCGTGTCAGGGGTTCGGAACTGAAAGTCTGGTTCATCAGACTTGATCCCGTTGCGACGTGGTTGATTGCGGGAATTATATCGTTGATGATTTACATCCCGACACACAACAACTGGTACATCATCGGCGGTCTGCTTTATGTTGTCGGCGAACGTCCTGCATGGGGGAAGTGGATCGGGACATGCATTGACGGCGTCTGTCGGTTCAGTCAAAAAGGGGGAATCATCGGTGCGATTGCGAACATGATCGTTTCTGAAAAACAAAACTGTGTTTTGCACAGCAAAGTCGCACTGACTATTCGGGGCGCATACTGGTTCGCACCGTGTCTTCTGTTCGCATATCACATCATGATTCTGGACATTCTGACTGTGTTGTCTGGGATCGCAGTGATTGCGATTTGTTTTCCGATCAGCGTTGCACTGGGGAAGGTTCTTCCCGTGCCCGCAATGTGGGTGACAAAGCCTGTGACATGGACAACAGTGGTCTGGTCGAAATCTGAATTGATATATGGTTTTATACAGGGCGCAGTCCTGTGGACTTTACTTTTGAAATAATCTGAATCTGAATCTGATCTGAACGGGGGTTGAACATGAAGTCAAAAGAGGTCATCGGCAAACTTGAATATCGGGATGTGATTCGTGCAATCGCAATCGGGTTGTTGTGTTGGTTAGCAGTCACCGTCCACAACAGGGATCGGGACACGGCGGTGTCCATTGAAAGACTGACGGGAACATTGAACACAATTGATGGTCGTCATGAACGCACGCAACAGGATGTCGGGTCGGCGTTGATTCGAATCGGTCAACATTCTGCACAGATCGGAAAACTGGACACACGGGTTTCAAGACTTGAAATCAAAACCGATATGTTGTCACCGAATTTTTCATCACTGTTGTTGCCGAATTTTTCATCAATGATCGGTGAAGTCATAACAATCGACGATGATGAAATCTACAATCCCGATGATGACATCATCAAACCCAGTGATCTTGAAACGGTCTTCCCGATAGTGGGAAGAAACGAAGACGACACATCTGGTTCGGGATAAAATTTTCCGTTAAAATCCCATAAAAAAAACGCCCGATCTTTTCGACTTTGATCAGGCGTTTTCTGCTTTTGGGTCTTAATATATTTTAACATTTTATATCACACTGTCATTCCCCCTTTTTCTTTGTGGTTAATAACATTTTTTAAATCATTCTATAAAAGTATAATACAATAATATAATCGACCCGCACAAAAGTCAAGATTCATTCGTTGACCTGATCAATTTCAGGACGTCCGTGATCTTGATCGACTTGCAATCATACTGGACAATCTTTTTCTGATCATATATTCCCATGTGTTCAAGTGCGCATAATCGTTGCACGGCATCCCCTGATTTGCGTTCTGTGCCGTCTTCGTCGATTTCGTGCACAAACCCTTGTCGCAGGACGTAATATCGCACAGAAGACAAGATGCGGTCGTGTAGTTGCATAAAATAGACGAACCGGAACAGGTGGTTTTCGTATTTTTCCATGAACTTTGTGAGCCATGTTGACATGTTTCAACCCTTTTTTGTTTGCATGTTCCTGTTTTTGTTATCGAATCCCCTTCATCAGACACGGTTGATCGACGAAGACAATCGGCAGACCGAACATTGTCGTCGTTCCAGATTCGTATTCCTTGAAAATATGACGTCCATTACTATCCGCAAGATGTATGATTGTGTCATACAGAATCCGATCCATGATCCAACAGTTTCCCGTTGTATGCATGTGCAGTTGTTTAAGCTCCACAGATGTGATCGGATATTCTGCGACATAACCCTTGATTGTGATTTCTTTTTCACTGATGGTCATTTTCTTTTTCCTTTATAGCTGAAACGATGTTGAACCGACGCCCGTGTCCAGACCTTCGGACGCAGAGACTTGTCTTGACCGATCACATTGACAGGAAATCCCTTGTCGGTCAGTTTCAGAACGTGCAGATTCGGGATCATTTTGATGACATGCACATCCCGTTGCAGATTCTTCCCGAACCGTCCCCAGACCGCAACGATCAGTCGTGCCCTGCTTGCGACGTTCCTGATTGCAATGTCGTTCAGTTCGCCGACGGAATCATCGACATCGAACAGATTCGCAGGACGGGCGCATCGATATGCGAACAGATTCGTCAGGATCATCGAATGATATCCCCATGCGTCCGCATATTCGGCGCAACATCTGACTTCTGGGTCGTCCGTGTTTTCATCTGCCCGCACACTGGGTTTCAATCCGATGAACATGCACATCAGTTCTGGACGTGTCCCCCATGTGCGGGTCAGTGAATATCTGAATTTCCTGTCACCTGAAAAGTCTGCATTCATATCAGAACGGGTTTTCATCATCCTGTGGTTGACTGTTCGGTTCACTTGACGTGTTGGGTGCACCATCCCGTGATCCCAGAATCCGCATTTGATCCGCAACGATTTCTGTCGTGTATCTGGTGACACCATCTTTTTCCCATGATCGGGTTTGCAGTCTGCCTTCGATATAGACCTGTTTTCCTTTTGACAGAAGTTCCCCGCAGATTTCACCCAGTTTTCCGAATGCGACGATTTTGTGCCATTCGGTCTTTTCCTTTTTTTCGCCTGAATTTTTGTCCTTCCATTCCGTTGATGTTGCGATGCTGAAATTCGAAACCGCAACGCCTTCCTGCGTGTATCGAAGTTCAGGGTCACGACCCAGATTCCCGATCAAAATCACTTTGTTCACTGATGCCATTGTTTGATTCCTTTTCCGGTTGTGGTTTATGTTCTTAAAGCCATGACGACAGCCATGCACGAATCGTTCTTGAATATGATTCCAGATTCGGCGTTCTTGATCATCACTTCCCATTTCATTGAAAAAGAACTTCCGAAGTTCAAAACATCCCGAATGAAATCAAGACTGATTGTTTCAGTTTCTGGAAGTGCACGAACGATTTTTGCAAACGTCGCAAAAACCCCGATGTCATCTGCACCCGTCATCAATGTTTTGTGCGCTGTGTCGTCCAGAACTTCTTCAAAATCTGGATATTCAGCAACCGAATCAGACTTGATCATGATGAAACTTGTCTTCATGTTTTTTACTACTTCATAAAAACCAGATTCAATTTCGTATGCAGTCACAAACGTGTGAAGTCTTTTTCCGTCCGTCGCAAGAACCCGCTTGTCATCAGTTATGAATAAAAATTTGATGTGTGATCGTCTTTCGGTTTTGTCTTTTGACAGTGCCCGTGCAACGAATCTGAAACATTCAAGTTCAAGACCGTCCTTGCCGATTTTTAAAAATTGCGGTTTTGCTTTTTCCATGTCGTGCCCCCTATTTTTATTATTGATTATTTGTTTTCACGTCGACACCTTCTTCCACTTCGTGACGATCGCAGTGTGTGCAATGGGGTCTGTGCGTTTCGCATATCCCAGACGGACGATCATCCCGATCCTGCGTGCAGTGCAGATCACCGATCCCCATGCACGATTATCAGGTGGTGCGGGAAGACCCTGCGTTTCTTCCGACCACTTGCGCACATCTTCCGTCAGAAATTCATTGTGCGGATATGCTTGCACGCATTGAAGCGCCCGCCCCGACCATTCCGTGTTTTTTTCATTTGCGTGTTTCCGTGCCCGTTGCATTCCTTCGTCCCGTTTCTGTCGTGCCTTGTCTATGTCACCGAATTCCATTTGTTCATGACACATGTCAGTCCCCCTGTTTTTTTTCACATATGTGTTTTTTGAATTTTGGTTTCAAAAACTTGGTGTCTGCGCATCTGAATTCATAACCGCACAGACGACAAAATGCATCTGAATATCCGTTGTGACGTGATCCGTCTGGAAGAAAATCACCATCACCGTGCGCAATTTGAAAATCCCTGATGACACCATCTTCACATTTTAATTTCACGATATGGTCACGCCCCCTTCGTTGAACTGAATGATGTGATCCGCCATTGCAACGCAATCAGGTTTGTGCGTGATATACAGACATGTTTCGAACCCGCCTGACTTCATGAATTCACGATATAAGCGGATGAAGTGACGTGCGTTTTCTGGGTCAAGTGCTCCATCTTCTTCGTCGGACAGTGCCGTCATGAAATTTTTGTCGTTCTTTTCCTTTGAAATCAGAGTCATCGCAAGTCGCAACGCCTTCAATGACCAGACCTTTTGTCCGCCTGACAGAACGTCCAGAAGTTTTTCGTTGCCTTCTTCATCGATGACAATGATGTCCAGAACTTCACGTCCAGATTCAGGATCAACCGTGCGCAGTTTTACTGAATAGTTTGTCCCGAACGTGCCGTGCAACAATTGGTTCGCATATCCGGTGATGACTGGTGCGACACTGTCGATTTCCAGTGCCCGCAGTCCGTCTTTTGAACAGGCGTTCCGCAAAAAATTCCAGTCAGACAGTTCATTCGCAATCATTTTCTGTTTGTCTTTCAACTTCTTCATGGATGCGTCCACGGATTCCAGTTCGGTCAGGGCTTTTTCACCGACGGTGATGTCGGCGTTCAGAAGTGAAATGGTGTTCATCAATTCTTTTTCTTTGTTCACTGTGGTTTCAATTGCGGTTTTCTTGACTTCGATGTTCCTGTCCATGTTCCAGACGTCGCCCGCATCCTTTTTCAAGTCTTCCACTTCGTTGATTGTGCACCGAACCTGATGTTCTTTTTCGTCGATCCGTTCAGTCCAGACCCTTTTCACTTCCAGACCCCGATCAAAATTTTCCGTCTTCATTTTTTCAAGACCTTCCAGTTTTGAGTTTGCGACATCCACGGAAGAAGACTTCTTCGCAAGTTCTGCGAAACTCTTTTTTTCTTCCCTTGAAAATTCCAGTTCCTTTTTCAGTTTGTTCCGTGGCGAATCCCAGTCAGTCAGTTTTTCTTTTTCATCTTCACGGGACTTCAATTCATCATGCAGGGGTTTCAATGTCTTCCCTGTTTCTGTTTCAATGTCAAGTGCGACCTGTTCCGCTTTTTTCAGTTCTTTTTCCAGATCGATTTTGTCTGCTTCCGCCTTCAATTTTTTTGCTTGAAGTTCATTTCTTTTGTCGTGCAGAAATTTTTCACGGGTGTGAACTTTTTCTTCCTGTTCTGGGATCAACTTCTGTGCGGTTTCCGCCGAATCGAATGCGGGACAATCGGGAATGTCTTTGCACGCATCTGGTCGGGTTTCAAGCGCCTTCGCAGATTCACGATAGTGGTTCAGATCGTTGATTGCGATTTGCAATTGTGAATCACTGGACAGTTTGTCTGCTTCCGCATTGACTTCGGTGATTTCGTCGTCACAGTCCGAAATCGAAGACTTGACACGTTCGATGTTCAACTGCACGTCATTCAATGTCTTCGTGCAATCTTCGTCCATCTGGTCGATCACGGACTGTTGTTTTGCAACATCTGCGGTGACGGTTTCAATTTGCTTGTCTGCTTCGTCGATTTCGCCCGTGATCCGGTCAATGTCTTCATCACATTTTATGGTCATTGCAACGGCGTGTGTGATCTTGTCTGCATCCGCAATTGTTTCGTTGACGGTTTTGATTTCATCGATAATGGTTTGCGCATCTTCCCGCAGACTGTGCAGTTCGTTGTCCCGTGCGACCTTTTGATCCTGAATGTCTTTTTCGGTTCGGGATTTTCCCTGTTCAATATCCTTGATGCGTTGCAGAATGATTTCGATTTTGGTTTTGCGTGATTTCAGTTCTTCCAGTTCGACGTTGATCTGTTTCAGTTCTTTTTCGATTGCGGTCAGTTCGACTTCTTTTGATGCGACTGTGTTTTTCTGTTCTGAAATTTCCTTCCGCAGTGAATCTTTTTCCCGCACCTTTTCATTCAGGGCGTCCAGTTCCTTTTCGATCTTTTCAGCGCCTTCGATCAGGATTGCGACACACTTTTTTGCAGTGTCTTCATGCGCAATCAATTCATCCAGACGCAGAAATTCGGAAAACAACTTCTTCAATTCCGCAGTGCGCATGTCCGAAATCTTTTCACTGTTCTGTGCGCAGAAAATTGAATTGAAGAACAGTTCGGGCGTGCCGAACAACTTCGTGATGTATGCGTCATATTCCTTTTTTTTACCTGTGACGCCGTCTTCCGATGTTTCACATCCGTTCTTATAGATGAACCCTTCCTGCTTGTCAGAATTGCAATCAATCTTGATCAATGTGCGATACACGTCACCGTTCATTTCGAACGTCAGTTCCTTGACACTATCCCGAAAAAACACATGTGCGTTCAATGATTTTTTTCTTGATACCAGACGACGGAACGGTTGCAGGTTTTCCAGAACAGTTGTTTTTCCGTGTCCGTTGTTTCCAGACAGTGCAATCAGTCCAGACAGATCAGACAAGTCCAGTGTCAGTTCGTCGATCCCAATTCCTTTTTTGATCCCTGTGAATCCCTTCAAATATAATTTAATCAGTTTCATGTTATTCGTGCCCCCGTTTTATATTTTCCCAGTTTTTTCTGGCGTCTTCTTCTGATGCATACGCATGATATGCACTTGCATTGTGAAAAGCACAGTCCGCACATTTGATGTAATACAGACCTAAAATTTTTATATGTTTTAATACAGTCTTTTTGCTTCCACATTTAGGACATCCCGACAATCCTATGGTATATTTGATTGTTACTTTTCGCCGTTCTTCTTTTGCCTTTTTCCACAAATTAATGACTGCGTCCTGTGGTGTTTTTCCTTCTGACCAGTTCCCGCTATGTCCGAAATCAAATTCCATAGGCATATCACACGCCGACCACGTCCCGTCCCATTCTGCAAGGGTATTGGAAACAACACGCATCACTGAATATTTTTTGACAATAATTAAATATAACATCATTATTGTTTTCATGATGCAATCCCCCTAACCTGTTTGACGATGTCTTCCTGTGTGTCTGCTTCCAGAATTTTTGCTTTTTCAATGATTGATTCATCAAGCGTTTCACCCTTCAAGTTTTCCATTTCAATCAACTTGTCGGGCAGTGTTTCCAGTTTCAGAAGATTTTCACTTCTGACATTTTCACGGGGAATGATGCTTGTTCTGATGTCAACATTTTCAATCCCGTGCCCTGCAAACCATTCCATGATAGCACGCTTGTCAATTTTTTCAACATCATTCTGATAAACTGTGAAAATAATTCTGACGAAGGTCTTCTGTTCGCCCGTTTCAGGATCACGACAGTTCCGCAGGGAATCAACAAATATTTTGACCAGATCATCATCGATTTCGGTCAGATCGGTTTCGGTCATATCGACTTCGATCTTGACCAGTCTGCGGGTTGGCGTCTTGATGAATTCTGAATCGGCAGTTTTTAAAAGTTCAAAATCAACGAATTCATGAATATAAAACCCCTTGTCTTCCAGTTCCCCGAAGTCCTTGCGATATATTGACCCCGAATAGAAAATGTTTTTCCCGATCTTTTGATTCATGTGAATGTGCCCCAGACACACGACGTCGGCGTTTGCAAGTTCAATCTGTGCCCGTGAAATTTCAATGTCCTTCCCGATCAGTTGTTGCGTTTCAGAAATGAACGCCCCGCCGACCTGAAAGTGTCCGACCATGACGTGCGGAACATCTGGAAAACGGGATGCCATTTCACCGAACCCCGCAAAGATTCCGTTCATTTCCTTTGCGATTTCTTCATCGGTCTTCGCAATGCTTGAATCATCGTTCCTGAAAAACTGTTTCGTCGGCGTCGGGATCATTGAAATCAGTGCGTCGGGTTTATATTCTGGCGTGAATGTGCGGGTGTTACAATCAAAAATTTTTCCCCGTTCCAGAAGAAGCATTTCAGGACGGGTTGAAAACCAGATTTGATGTTTTGCATTGATCCGATTCAGTATTTCAACCGCAGTTCCTTCGTGTGACGGCGTGCCCTTCACGATCACCACGGGCGCAAAGTCTGCAAGCTGATTGAACACCCTGAAAATCAATTTCGCACTGGGACTGTCCATCTTGATGTTCTGTGAATCTGGAACATCCCCTGCGCAGACAATCACGTCGGGTTGTTCGGTTTCGGCGGATTCAATAATGGTGTCAAAACATTTTTCGATTTCCTGCAAATCCTTGTCCCGCACATGCGGGTCGGCAAAGTGTAAAATTTTAAATGACATTTCGTGCCCCCTGTTTGATTAAAATGGAATGTGATGCGTTTCTATTGATTCCCCAGTGCAGGACAGTCGTTTGACGGGTCTGTCTTTGACCTTTGACAACCCCTTCGTCCCGTGATCGCATAGGGTTTCACCGACAACCCCGATGTCGTCCCTGTCCACGTCTTTGACTTCAATTTCAATTATATATTTGACTGTGCATTTTCCCATGTTCTTCGTGCCCCCTTTATTCTGAAAGTTCATTCAGTGTTTTTTCATCAAGTTCAAATTCTGTGTCAAGAATTGTGAAGTCAAGTGTTTCATTCAGGTTGAACCAGTTCGGGTCTTGAAGACGATGCAGTGCAGTCCGAACCTGTTGAATCAGTTGTTGTCGCTTTGTCTGTCGATCACACATGTGTCCCCCTTCAATATAGATCAGAAAAATCCATGTTGTGTGTTCTGCGATTCAGAAAGCAAAGTGCAAGACCAGAAACCGCAATGACAATTCCGATCACTGCGGTGATCCACAATTCACAGTCTGATCCCGCAAACATTATTCCCGTAAAAAAAACAACTACCAGAAAACCGTTGATAATTTTTTTCATTTTGCATCCTTCATTGAATTAAGTTTGTTGAAAAATTTGATCATCTGATCAGGTGTGAATTTGTCCAGACCTTTTGTCATCTTCTTTTTGTCATACTTCTTTTTCTTGATCAACCCATTGATGACATCACACTGTTCACTGAATGAATGCGCCTTGAACACTTCTTCATCATCTGGGGGGATCGGCGGGGTTTCATCACTGTCCTGTTCTGGTGGTGCGGTGTTGTCGTCTGGGGGCGTGGTGTCGCCGTCTTCACCGTCTGCACTGTGCGGTTCTTCGGGTTTAACGTCGATGATTTCGGCGTCAGGGATGCGTTTTTGTTCGCCGTACACACTGCGGGAAGAACCGATGAACTGCATCGCAAGCATTTGCTTGATGTCTTTGTCGGTGACATCCAGAATGAAACTGAACCGCAGGATCACAAACGGATTTGTCAGTTCCCTTTTCGTGTATCCTTGCTTCACTGAAAACAGTGATCGAATGACACGGTTCTTCGCTTTGGTTTCGGTTTCAGGTAGCATGAACACACGTTTCTGACGGAAGTCACGTTCAATGCAATAATTGATATAATCGGGGGAAGGCTCGTCCCCGTTGTTGTATTTTTTATGATTGGTTTTGAATTGCTTCCCGTTGTATTTTTCGACAAGGTCTTCCCGAAATGCAAGGATGTCAAGATCGGCACAGTTCTTTTCCTGATACAGATTCCCGTCCGCCTTCCTGATTCCCCCGACCGCTTGAAAAGATACATAATCCTTCACACGATCAATCGGTGTGCACTTGTCAATGTTCCATTCCACGTTCCCGCAGATGCTGATCTTTTTCAAACCCTGACCCGTGATGCTGAACAACTTGATCGCCTTGTTATAATACACGTCTTTGTCGTCTGGTTCAGGTGACAACTGCACGG